CAGTGTTGCTCGTCGTCGAGGTCGTCAGGTAGCGGTCGCCGGAGATGACCACATCCCAAGCCGCGTTCTTTCGAGCATACTGCGATCCGTCCGAAGGGGCGTCGTTGACGACAGCCAGGGAGCCGAGGCCAGAGATGTCCGAATTCGACAGGGTGACGGCTCCCGTGCGGCCGGCGACCGACGTCACAGGGGCGGAGGTTAGGAAGCCCGATGGATTGCCCGTCAGAGGATAAAATCCAGCGGTGACCCAAGCCTCGGTTGCGTAGCCGGCGAGCGATAGGGTAGACCAGTCGGCGTCGTAGTTAGCGTTGCTCGACTTGGTCAGGACTTGGCCTGTCATGCCGCCTGTCGGCAAATCGGATCCGGCGGGGAATGCGGTCGTCTGGACGCTCGAGTCCGGGAACGTGATGCCCGAGGACGGAGAGATCACGAAGGAACCAAAGGTCGTGTGCGTCAGGCTCAGGGATGTCGGCGTATATTGGCCGACGTTAGCGCCTGATCCTTGCAACGTGAGCCCGGCAAAGGTCGGGTTATTGAGCGTGCCTAGGTTGAGGTTATCGCGGGCCGTGGCGAAGTTGGTCAGGTCGCTCAGGTTGTTCGCCTTGACCGCGTAGGCAGACAGGTTGACCGTCGTCCAATCGGTGTTGTAGTTCGTGCCGTCAATCTTGGTCAGGAACTGGCCAGCCGTGCCGCCGACGGGGACGCCTTGGCCGGGGTTTCCTGGCACGCCCTGAGGGCCTTGGGGGCCGGTCGGGCCAGTGGCTCCCGTGGGGCCTTGTGGGCCTGGCACGCCGACGGAACCGCTAAGGGTGCCGGTGATGATACCCGTGATCGTGCCGGCCACCGTAGACTGGTCAGCCGCGAAGGTGCCCGAGATAGTCCCGAAGGTGCTCTCCGTGGAGGTGATCGTCGCGTCAGGCATGGTCGGCGCTTAGACGGTGACGCTGTCGATGACGTTGACGCGGAAGATTTCCGTGCGGGAGATGGTGTCGCCGGGGAAGACGAACTTGATGTCCCAGCGACCTAGGCCGATGGCCCAGTCTTCGGTCGAGCCAGGGTAGACCACGGAGAAGGACAGGCCGTCGACCGCCTTGGTGATCGTGAGCTCGTAGGTCTTTCCGGCCCGGTCTTCGACGGTCGAGGTCAGTGTCGTGGTCAACAGGTTCGCGGGGCCGGTGGCGCCCGGAGTCCAGGTGAACGTCGCCGCGAAGGTGTTGCCCTGCGAGATGGTTACGGTGTTAGAGCAGCTCATCGGGTCTTCTTAACCCTGCGGAGATTGGCAAGGGGGGGTCAGAAACCCGTCAATTTGCCGATGTCGAAGACCTCCGTGCCGCCCGGGTTGTTATTCCCTAGGAACTGGCCGCCCGGTTCATGCGCGCTGGCCGTAATCGTAAACGTCCCGATGTCGGTGTCGACGGCCTCCCCGATGAACTGAAGGAAGTCATGATTGTCGACTGTCGTGATCGCTGAGACTATTCCCTGAGCGCCTATGCCGAAGGAAGTTGAGACGACGCTGTCTTCCTCGCTGTTGTAAATCCAATAGTAAGGGGTCGTATCTGGGACGGCCGGGCCTGGACTGACATATGCGACTTGTCTGAACAGGTAGCCCGCATCCCACTTGAAGAACTTAACAGGGCTTTCCGTCTCCGGCCATGCCCTGGAGTAACGCGTATAGGATGCACCGTTGGTAAAACCATTAAGCACAAGCGGAGAACGCATCGAACCCCATGTGCAAGGAGGGATTGTCGTCCCTACCATCGGGCCACCGATGCGCGTCGCCATCAGACTCCGGCCCAGTAATACCGGGCGACGTTGTCACCAATCTTGAGACGCTCGGCCCAGACAGAGCCGGAGATGGTCTGGTCGACGGTGAAGGTGTCGGGGTCGCCGACGTTGCGCGCCATGCCCATGAGGATATAGCAATACTCGTCGGTATCCGTGAGGGCCGTCGGGGACTGCACGATCGTCGGGTAGTACTCGTCCGTGACGTCCGTGACCGGGAAGACGGGGGCGCTCGACGCGTAGGCCTCCGTGCCCATGCGGAGATAGATAAAGGTGTCCCCCGTCGTGAGGAAGTCGATGGTCGCGGGGAGCAGCGTGCCCGAGCCAGGCTCGTCGAGGGGGACGAGGTTGTTGGCCATGCCGGCGCAGACGTTGGCCCGGAAGAGGAAGCTCTCCCCGCTTGCAACGGTGAAGGGGTGGAACTGGAACGGATGCTCGCAAGCGTTGTCGTCCTGAGCCGCGCAGCTTCCCGCGGTGAGCCCGATGTAGTTGGTCGAAGTCCAGTCGGCCGGCCCGACGAACTCCTGGAACCAGTCGTCGTTAGCGGGGGTGATCGTGTTCAACGCGGTAAGGGTGTCGGCGTTGACGATGAAAGACCATGCGGGGTCGGAGTCCTTGTTCAGGTTATAGGGGTCGTTCGTCTCGGTCAGGTCGTCCTGATTGCAGAGGGTCGTCCCGATGAATAGGACGGGAATCTGGAGGTCGATAGGCCCGACGATGTGCTGGTCGATGGAGAAGACCATGCCTTCGCCGAGAGGGTTTGCCGTAGCCGTGACGGTTGCGATGAGCTTGACGGAGTACCCCCACTTGACCGGGTTGAACCAAGTCGTGTGGCAGTTGCCCCAGTCGCCCGGTAGGCCGGTGGACATGGCGTCATAGCCGACCATCTTCTGCACGTTCGTCTTGTTGACGTACTCGGACGGCCCCGTCTCGGAGAAGATGGCCGACTCGATGGCGTCGCCGGCGGGGAAGATGGACACCCAAGGGGCTTCGGCGTTGAGTAGGGCCGACTCGGTGTCGTCGTTAGACTGGTTAATGTCGAACTTGCTGACCGTGACGTAGTACGTCCCCGCGGTCGTGATGTTATAGTATCCGCCCGCTTCCATCCAGATGTCCGACGCAGGGGCAGCGCCGGCCGTGCGGGAGACGCCGGAGCCGTAGACGGCGACCTTGCTGATCCATGTCTGGCGCTGGTCGTAATGGCCGCCAAGCCTGACGCGGGGCATGTTGCTCTGCGTGAAGGCCACCGTGCCCTTGGCCAGTTGCAGCTTGTTGGTCGTGCCGACGCGGACGGAGCGCAGTTGGAACTGCTGATAGGTTCGGTCGATGACCGCCGAGGAATCCCATTCGCTCCAGGGAGTCTCGATGTTCATGTTCGTCCCTTGGCTGGACGAAGTGAAAGTATAGCCGACTCCTGGCTGGATGCTCATCAGGCTAGGTTGACGTAGACGTCGCGCTCCCAGCCGGCCTTGGCATAACGGATTTCATACATCATTTTGTAAAGAGAACCGTACTCCTCGACGTTGACCTGAGAAAGGAGGTTCACGTTGTTTCCGAAGTCGCCCACGCCTACCGGTGCCCATGCGGGGAGAAGAGGGAAAGACGCTCCCCATGAGTTAGTCGCCGTGGCCGTGTTCAGAAGTCCAAGAAGGGCTTGCACGTTCCCGAGCTGGGTCGTGTACATCACGCCCGAGTAGGTAGAGGTCTTAGCCAGGTACTGGGTCTTGCCGTAGTATTGAGGATAAGTCGGGTCGACAAAGCCGATGAAGCGGCCGCCGCTCGCCTTCTCGAAGCACGATCCGTTAAGACCGAGGAAAGCGGGCTTGCCGTTGACGACTGGGGCAAGGTTGTCCGGGGCGTCCTGGGTATAGGGAGAAGGGCCAGCGATTGGGCCAAGGAAGCCAGCTTGCAGGCTAAAGAAGTTGGGGTGGCTCGTGATGTTCTCCGCGGTCAAGCCGTTGGCCGAGGACGTGTTCGGGTTGGTGTATACGCCCCCGTTCACGCTAGGCGGGATGCCGACGTAGTCCACGGTCAGAGTCGCAATGTCCAAGGAGTCCCAGCTGATGGCGTAGGAGTTTGCCTTGAGGAATGAATAGGTAGCGTCGGGGTGCGGTTGGCCGCGGGCAGCAAAGGCCGCCATGTCTACGTCCCAATTACACTTGTACTTTGTAGTCGAAGTGCCGAGGCCGAACGGGTCGCGGTTGTACGTCCAGCCCGGGAGGATGACCGGTGCGCTTAGGGGGTTTCCGTTTGATACAAGGGCCATGTTATACGTTAAAGATGGTTCGGGTGGACATCGGCTTTTCAGTGAAGGGAGGAGGAACGCCGCCGGAGGAGCGTTGCGATTCGAGGACGGCTTTGATTTCCTCGAGGACTTCGGTCTGTCTGGTCATCGCTTCCATGACCGGGTTGGCGCCCACGCCGATCACATTGCCGAAGCCTTCGGGGCCTTTGAAGGTGCCGGCCTTTTCGTTTTTACTTTCTAAAGCTGCACCGCTTTGGGGGTCATTTTGAATGTCTTCTGAGAGCATTCTTTGAACTTCTTTTTGAAGCTCAGGATCTTTGATTGCCCTGTGAGATGCGGTAAAAGGTTTGATAGAATGTCGGCCCGCTTGGATGTCTTTCCATAATTGTTTACCGCGCGGGTCTTTAGAAAGAAATTCCTCCGTAGTCGTGATTCTTTGAGTCTTCGCTTCTTCTGTTGATTCTTGGCTTTGCTTTTGTCTTTCGCGCTTTCTGGCCCAGTACTTGTCCTCAGAAGACATGAGCTTGTTTGTGTCATCGATTGCTGCCTGGTTTGCGTCCTCTCGTTTCTTTTGATTATCCGCAATAAGCTTGCCGATCAGAGCCATCGCCCCGGTAAGCAGCGCCATCGGCCCGAGGAATGAAAGGAAGATACTCTTGAAAGAATTACTAAACGCCTGCCCGATGCCTGACAACTGCTTGTCAAAGTTGCTTACGGCCGCGCCAGCCTTACCCATAGCCTGAGGGACGTCGGAGGTCGTCTTGATGTTTACGGTCAGGTCTTGGGCCATGGTCTCTTTACCCTGCTGGATTGGCAACGGCTTTGGCGGCCGCGGCTTCTTCGGCTTCGCGCTTTAGCTCTGACTCGATGAAGGCCTCTTCCTCCGGGCACATGATCGCCACGTCGACACCCTTGCGCATGGCGAAGGCCGCGTTCAGCCAGATGGCTTGGCACTCGGGCATTTCCCATGCTTGCTTATATGGCACGCCGTTCGCCACTAGGTTTGCCACAATCGACAGCGGCCATGGCGGGCCTTTGCTTCCTCCGCTTTTCTTGTTCGTTTGCTCCCAGAACTTAGGCCAGTCGTGAATCAGAACATAGTCAGAGAAAGCTTTTAGCAGACGCTCGAAATGTGGAAAGTTCTCGTTAAGATATATGACGCGCATCTTGTCCATGAACCCGAGTCCGCCCAGGGGCTCCTCGGCGCAGACTTGGCAGGCGAAGATGAGATCGGACGGGGTAACCCCACGGGCACCGGTAACCAGGGGAGAGTCTAACGCATGCAGGCGCACGCGGTACTTAAGGCAAAACGGGTAAAGAGTTCGACCCAGAATCCTAAAAGGAGCCGGGTCGATGTGGGCATTCAGGAAGCGACGATCCACTCCCCCTAGCCTACCCCACTTTCGGGGGTGTCAATTAATAGGTGATGGTCTCGTAGGACTCAGCAGTGACTGAGACGCTGACGAATCCAGAGCTCGAGCCCTTGTCGTCTACCTTTGTCACCGTTCCGCTGAAAGAAACAGAAGCCGCTCCGCCCGGGTAAGCAGACGCAGTCTTGGCCGTAAAGGACAGGGTCGTCCCAAGGGCCGGAACGCTGGTGGCCTTGGCCACGCCTTCAATGTTAATTTCGGATTTCCTGTCGTCGTAACGGGCGGTTACGGTGAGGCCATCCTCATCCATGACGGTCGCCGAGTTGTTGAAATTAGAGGTGACCGTGTAGCTTTGAACGTAAAGCGAGGCCTGCTGGCCGGCGCCGATTCCGTACAAGCACACCACGCCTTTGTTTACTTCGCTCATCTTACTCCTGCTTTAATTGGCAACCTACTCGGGGTTCAGGCAAGTGAGGACGTCGAAGGCAAAGGAAGTCGCCCAGGAGCGCTCGTCGATGCCCTCGTCTTCGGAGCGATAAGACAAGTCGTAACAGATCGCGGAACCTCCAGCCGCAAAAGCGGCTTCAATCAAATCAAAACTTTTCATGCAGTCCGAAAGGGCGGCGCAGCGTTCGCGGTGGACGGCCAGCGTCGTGTCGTCGGCGTTCGAGAACAGGGTCACGCGGACGGAACAATCGTAATTCCCAAGGCCTTCAGGGAGGTCGCCAGGTGCCCGGGCGGAGTCACAGAGCACGACGGCCTTGGGCAGCGTCTGGGTCGCGGCGCTGTCACCCGTGAGGATGGCGACGCCGGCGAGTCCAGCCTGGGCGGTGAGGTAGGTCGCGAGCGTGCCCTCGACGATGTGGCGGATGGATTTGGTGAAGGCCATGTTATTTGCGGTTAAACTTATTGATTGGTTTCTGCATGCGGTGACGGATCATGCCTGGCATCTGCTTGACGCGGTTACCGTAGACCAGCCCTAAAACGCCGGCTTGGTCGGCGATGCCGTTGATGTTGCCTAGGCTGTTAGTCACGGATGCTTCACAAATCTTATCGGTAAAGGTCGTGCTATTGTACCCAGAAATTGCCGTATGCAAGGTGATCCAAGCAGCCTTCCGCAGCTCTGCGCCAGGTTCGCCTTTCTGGCCGTTGTTATCCTTAGGGCGGGGAAGACTTGCGAGAGCCTTGGCCCAACCTGACTTGACCGCCCCGACCATCTGCTGCCGCCTTTGGATGTATTCATTGAGCTCGGACTTATCTTGCACAAGCAGTTTGACGGACACTGCCCGGTTGCCTTTCTTGATGCGTCCGCCGAACCGCCCTTTAACCTGGTTGTGAATCGGTCGCAGATCACGGACAAAACCCTGCGTGCCATACTCGCTCTTGATGGGGTTGGCACGGTTCAAGAAGTTCTTGGCCTTGGCAAAGGCCCGTTGCTTGTCGGAGTCGTTAGCAATCTTAGCAAGTATGCTGCGTTGTCCGAGCATGCCCTGTAGCTTGCCGCCATCGGTCAGGCGATTAAAAGTCCCGAAGTCACCGGCCTTAACTGCGAATGCAATTTGGTTCACGATGTTCCCAGCTCTGCCCTTGGCCGAGGAGTCGTTAGCGGCCACGAAGATCTTGGAGATGTCGCCGGCTACGGCTTTTAAGCCAGCCTTCTTAGCCCCAGGGCTTAGTCCGTTGCCCCCACCCCTAGGCAATGGAGGGGTGAACATGGCCGCATCTTGGCAAGCAAAGGCTGCTTGCTCGAGCACGGCGTCGCGCATGGTGATGCCGGTCTGAGCCGCGAACTGGCGACAGGCCTCCACGAACTGAGCGAGGGACTTCGGCTCGATGGCGCCTTTCTTGGCCATTACTGGTTATCGTCGATGACGACGAGGGTCACCCACGCCGACCCGGGCTTATAGGTCTGGGTCGTGATGCGGACGTTCTTCCCGCCGGCCACGATCTTCTTGCCCTGGGCGAGGGAAGCGATGGGGGAGCCGCCGACGATGATGGCCGTGGAAGCCCCGATAGACCCATCTGGGAGGCTCCAGGAGGCCGTTGCGGCGGGGAGGCGGACGTTGTACTGGGTTCGCTCCATATAGCCCCCAGCCTCGAGCACGGTCTGCACGGCGGGGTCGGAGATAAGACAAGCGAATGTAATCGCTCCAGAGTTGGCCGAACCGGCCACGGCAAAATCGGCGACCATCTCCTTCGCGTCGGGCAGGAACTCAGAGTATAAACTCATAACCCTGCGGCCATTGGCAAACAGGCACAAAAAAGGGGCCCCTTGCGGAGCCCCCGTTTTCGATGTCAGGCCGCTTAGGCAGCGGTGACGTAGCGGACGGCCGAGGTGCCGCGGCCCTTGTTCGCGCCGATGAGGATCTGAGCGATGCAACGGATGTTGCCCGTTTCAGCCTGACCGACGAGAACCTGGACGGAGAGACCCGACTCAGCAGTGGCGACGCTGGCGTTGAAGCCGGCGATTTCAGCCATCGGCACCCCAGTCGCGACGAGCAGGGAATCCGGGCCCATAGCCACGCCCGCGAGATTCTCGACGTTCGGGATCTGGTTCCACTGGTAGATGTCCATGCCGGCGACCTGACCGACGTTGCCGGTGGTGACAACGGTGTTGGCGCTCGGGTTGAGGGAGCTGACGAGGGAGGCCGAGTTGCGGAGGGCCTTCAGGTAGCCGTTGCCGACGAGGAAGGAGCGGGGCTGGCCGGCCTTGGCGGTGTCGAGGAGGAACTGGGCGTTCACGACGTCGTCATAGCCGAAGTCATTGACGGTAACGATTTCTTCCGTGGCGAAGTTGGCGGTCGTGAAGACGGCGCCGATTTCTTCCCAGCACTTGTCGACGATGGCCTGAGCGGCGGTCTTCGCGTAAGCGTTGATGAGGTACTGCATGCCGAACTCCTGGATGTCCAGGGGGCTGAACTCGTCGACGTACTTGAAATGTTTCAAGGTGACCGAGGAGTTGCTCATCGTGGCTCCGTCGACATCCGCGAGGGTGTTGGAGGCCTTATTGAACTCCGATGCAACGCCGCTGCCCATGATCGGCACGAAAACGGTTTTGCCCGCGCGGCCGACGGAGGCCGAGAGGTTGACGGAGATGTTGTTGAGGATGGGGAGCTTGCCGGCGACAGTCTGGACGATGTAGTCAGACAGGATAGCCGGAGCGGTAGGGAGGACGGTAGCCATAGTAGTGTGTTAGGGAGTGAGGGTTAGAGGGAAATGAGAGCGGCCTTGTGCGCGTTGAAGAACGCGATGCGGGCCTGACCAGCAGGGAGAGCGAGATAAGCGGCCTTGATGTCGGCGTTGCTCATCTTCACCGGGGAGTCGCCCTTCGGAAGTTCGACAGGCTCGGTGCCGAAGGAGGCGACGATCTTCGCGGCTTCCTTCGAGGCGGTGGCCTTGGAGCCTTCGAGCTCGGCAACCTTGGCCTTCAGCTCGGAGGCTTCCTTGGCGGAGGCTTCGAGGGCGGCGGTCAGTTCGGCGACCTTGGAGGACGATGCGGCGGCTTCGACCTTGAGGGACTCAAGTTCGGCAGAGGTGCCGACGGTCATCTTCTCGACGGTGGTGCGGAGGTCGTCGCGTTCAGCGGTAAGGCCCGCAAGCGAGGCGGCGGCCTGGACGAGTTGCTCTTCGATGGTCATGCTAGTCCTGCGGAAATTGGCAACCTTGGCCGAGGGGACGACGGCCTCTTCGACCTCGTCTTCGACTTCCTCTTCGGACTCTTCGACGACTTCAGGGACATCATCGGGGGCCATGACTTCCACGCCCAGGGCGGCCACGGCTTCGCGGCTGTCGGCCCGGTTGTCGATAAACAGGTCGACCACTTCGCCGGCGTCCAGGCGTTCCTTGATGACGCGGGCCTTGAAGGCCGGGGCCTCTTCGGTGCCGTCATTCATGATCAGCTCCTGATACTCGAGGCCAGTGGCGGCGAGGTCGGCCACGGTCTTCTCGCGGTCGGACTCCGGGCGGTTGGTCAGTACGACCACCTCTTCGGCGGTCTCGTCGATGTAGTCGATGACGCGCTCGACGGGCTGGCCGTCTTTCAGGATCGTGTCGTCGATGTCAGTGAAGATGCGGGGCATAAGATTAGAAGGATGCTAGGGCTTTGGAGAAGGAGTCGGCCAAGCCCGTGACTAGGCCCTGGGCGGCGGCTTGCTTGCCCGAGAAGACCTGACCGCGGAGGGCGGAGTCGGCGACCATCTTGCGCTTACCGCGGATGGCGGCCTTGAAGTCTTCATGTATGCCGTCGACCGAGGCCTGAAGGTCGGCCATCTGCTCGTCGGAGAGGGACGTGCCCTCGATGCCGGCGCCCTTAAGGGGAGACCCGGACGACTTGATGACGACCATGCGCACGCCCTGGGACTCGTAGAGCTTGGACATGTCAGGGATGGCCATGTAGACGCCGACGCTGCCGACGGTGGCCGAGGGGGAGGCGACGACGCGGTCAGCCTGAGAGCCGAGCCAGTAAGCAGCCGAGGCCATCTCGCTATCGGTATAGGCCATGGTCGGCTTGCCCACGTCGCGGATCTTGTTGGCGAGCTCTTCGACGCCGGTGACCGTGCCGCCAGGGGAAGAGATATTGAAGGCAATCTTCTCGACCGCA